TGCGGGAATCCTGGACGACCTTCCTTTACCTGAGCCTATAGAAGAGGTATTGGGCAGCCCACAAAGGCTGGAGCATTTGGTAGAGAATTTTTCGGGGCAGATTGGTTCGGAAACCATCAATGCAGTAGACGCTGTTGTAGAGATACTTAATGATTTACGTGGTGTGCAAGACAGACCTATGGAAGAGAAGGTTAAGGAATATCGTGAAAATATGACTCCGACGCAACGTAAAGAGTTTTTGGTAACATTAGACAGAGAAGAGACTGCTGAGTTTGAAAAAGAACTTAAAGAGGCTGATGCTGGAACTCCGTTTGTTAGTGTTCTAAAGCGTTCATATTTCCCAGAGAGGGGTGGTGGTTTGCGTGAGTTGGGGCAAACTGAGGCAGACAGAAGATTCGAGGACAAAATAGATAAACAACAGCAAAGGCAGGCTAGCATACAGGTTGGAAAGATCAGGCAGCAACTAAGGTTTAGGCAGCAGGATGATGACAAGGCACTTGCTAACTGGACTAGAAAGACTGCTGGTGCTAAGTTGAGTCCGATGGACTGGATTGAAAGTCATAGCAAAAAATCTGATTTATACAAACACGACTTAGAATCGCTTGGCAGGCGTTTTCCTCAATCAGTTTATGCTCTCCCTAAAGAAGAAAGAGATGAGTATTATAATGCTGTATACACAGCAGGTGGCAAAATGAAGGATATAAGAGACTCTGCTGACCTACTTATAAATGCCTATTATGCTATTACACCTGCGACAGATGATCCTAGTTCTATGGATTGGAACAATTACTTTAGAGCACGTGATGAATATATCGCTAATATTAAGGCTACGTCGGAATCTGCTGGGGATGGTTTGTATAGTGAGTTTGTTCGCAGGCTAGAAGCTAACCAGACAGATACTGAGAAGGCTTACAATAAGGCTATTAGAGTTATATCCCCTTACTGGAACGCAGGCAGGGATGTAACTGAGTTGTTTCCTCCTAACGTGACTGCTAANAAACCTGGGTTGCAAGAAACTTGGGATCAATATCTTAATGCAGACACTTTGCGTAAGCAGGAGATGAGGAATACTAATACTGTAATCAAAGAATTAGTTAAACGTCGCACTGCCCTACGAAAGCAGATAATATTAGAAGATACACAGAGGAATGGTGGCATGCCAGTGCTGGAGGCAGCACTCATATATTGGTATGGGGGCAATTATTACCGTAGTCCTATAACTAATGCTGGCAAACAATATCACAACAAACTTTATCTACAGTGAAAACATGCTATATAATATGAATTATTTAACAACAAAGTTGAGGTAAATTATGGTAAATAAGGCAGAACAACCACAAAATGATGTACAGGATGTAGGTAATACTACAACTGATGTTACAGAAGAATTTACAGGAGTCGATACTCCACCAGAGGGAACAGTTGAACCTTCGACAGAAAGCACTAGTACGGAAACTCCAACGGTGACAGAGGAGAGTCCTGTTGCTGATGCTGAAGGAACAAAAGAAACTCCCGCTGTAGGTGAAGAAGAAACTCCGCCACCTCCGCCTGCTGCTTCGGCAGATGGCATAGAAGAACGAATGGCGGAAATAGAAAGGCAAAATGCTGCGTACAGGGCACAGAGTCAACAAAGTCAGTTGATGCAGGAAAGAGATACTTATGCCAAGCAATTAGAGGCACAAGGTTATATGCCTGAGCAGGCATCACAGATAGCCGATGCTGCTGTAGACCAGTACAATAAGCAAAGCCAGATAGCAAATGATGCTCAGAGGTATGCAGATACAGTACAGGGGCGTTCAAATGCTTCATTACATTATGCTAAACAATACGGTCTTACATTAGAGGACGTATCAGAATTACAGAATTATAACTCTCCCCAATCAATGGAAGCTGCTGCGAAGCGTATGAAGTCTGATAGAGACAAAGATGCAGAAATAGCTAGGCTGAGGGCACAGTTAGTTCCTTCGCAGAACTTTGACGACAGTCAGAGTACACCTGCTGCTTCTAACGATGAGGATAGGTGGCTTGAGAGGTACAATCAAGGTGATCGTTCTGAACAAGCGTCTGCGGCAGCACGAAGGGCTGCTGGTTTAGGTTGATATAAACATAACTTAAAACAAGCGAGGTAAATCATGGCTCAGACAGCCACGACGGGTAATTTAGAAAATGACCCAGAAAATAATAATCAGTGCTGCTCGATATACTGAGGAGCACAACGCACCAGCTATGGCACTTACAGAGAAGTTTTCGCTTCCTAAAGGTGCAAAGCAGGTAACAGTTCCTAAAGTCGGNCAGATGACTATGAGTGATCTGCAAGANGGTATTGACATCATTGATGAAGAAGATATCGGAATGACCACTGTTGACTTAACAGCAGCAGAAGTTGGAGCCAAGGTGGTATTAACTGATAAGTTGGTACGACAATCAGCACCAAATGTTTTTTCAATTATTGGGAGACAGATGGGTGATGGTATGGCTCGAAAGAAGGACACTGATGTTCTTGCTTTATATACAAACTTAAATGGTGGTACTAAATTAGGTGCTGCTACTAAGTTTATGAAGGCTTCTAACTTGCAGGGTGTTATCGCTTATGCGAAAGCTAACAAGTTTGGATCGCAGTTATACATATTGCATCATCCAAACGCAGTAGCTTACCTTTCTAAAGAAGCTGCTACTGTTGCTTCTAGTCCAGCAGCTATACCTGATGGTTGGTCAGAAGATTTGCTCAAGAATTTCTGGAGTGGATTGCGACCAATGAACAATGTACCTATCTTTGAAGATGGAAACATAACAGAAGATAGTGATGGTGACGGTATTGGTGTAATAGCTGACAAGAGTGCTATGGCTACATTAAGTAGCGTGGATACTAGAACTGAACGACAAAGAGACGCATCACTTCGGGCAACTGAAGTAGTAATGACAGCAGATTATGGTGTATTCGAGTTAGATGACACCAGAGGTGCTGGAGTTACTTTTGATGTAACAGCTTTGGCAACTAACAACTAAACTTAGGCAGAGGTGAAACATGGCAACAAACATAACTGAAAGAAACAAGTTAAAACAAGAATTAGCTGGTTTAGGCTATTCTTTAAAGTACATAGATGAATGGGCTCCTAAAACTAGATTGTATAGGCATAAGGCTTCATATAATGTAGAAGGTGAGGTCATGGATGAAGTGGGTACTTACATGGATAATGTACCTGGTAATCCAGACTATGTTCAAAAGAAGGCTAGGATAGGTTTGTTTACATGGAAGCCTGGTCCTGAGTGTAATTGTGAATGGTGTACTGCATCGTTGGATAAGTCTGATGAGAAGCCAGGTATGGCTACAGAGGCTTGTAACTTGTGTAATTTTATTGGAGAGGCTAAGACAGCATTTGCTTTAGCCCCTAAGATGAAGTCTCACAAACGTAAGGTGCACGACGTACAATAGCTTAATAGGGTTCTGGGGGTTGTAACGATCTACGTGGCTCCCAGAACTCTCAACTAACTAACGGAGATCGCTGGGTATATAAGAAACCAGTAAATTAAATAACCTTTAAAGGAGGTTTATTATGTCTTTTGGAGCAATTCAAAGTGGACGATATGGGTTTGAAAAACAGACTCATTCAAAGAAAAGACAAGTTTATGGAGCAACTATGGCTTTACCTGACGGAAGAGTATTTCGTTATGTAGAGAATGGTGGCAGTGCTATTGGAGAAGGCTTGGTAGTGGCAAGCGAGGCTCCAGCAGGTAACCATGACGAGGACTTAGTAGTAGCAACAACTGGCTCTGCTGGTGGTTTTACTATTGGTGTTACTCTTGGTGGTACTGCTGCAGCTAAAGATTTGTATGCAGAAGGATACATATTCTCTAACTTAGCTAGTACAACTCCTCACGAGATGTACAAAATTAAAGGTCATCCTGCTATAGCTTCTTCAGGAACAGGAACAATTACTATTGATGAGCCAGATGGATTCCAGACTGCTATTACAGCAGGTACTGATACTGTAGGCCTTATCAAGAGTCCTTACAAGGATATCGTAGTTGCACCTGCTGCTGTTGCAGGAAGGTTTGTTGGAGTAACTTGTGCTGATCTTGAAGCTGACTATTATGGTTGGGTTCAGGTGGCAGGGTTAGCTTCTGTTAAAATTGATGGCACACCTGCTGTTGGTACATTGGTTGGAGCAAGCTCTAATCATACAGGACAGCTTCTTGCTATCGGTGCTGACACTACACCTGCTTTAGGTAGGTTACATGGTAAAGCTGGTGTGGACAATGAGTTCCATACAGTAATGCTAATGAACTTATTCTAGGAGTTAAGAATGGTTGAACTATGGACGCCTCAAGGCTCTACTTATATTGGCGAAGAACTCGTTGGTCATAATGGCGAGACTTCTGCGTCCATAGTCATCCATACGTTCCAGTTCCATGATCCTGTGACAGACAGACGGCAAATGGTTAAGATACCTGCTGACCCTGAAGTGTCTAGGGATCATGTGGAGGATATGGCAGCCCAGGCTTTGGAGAACTTCTTGCTGGAATGTAAGGGCTTTAATGATAAAAAGAAGCCCACAGAAGATCAGAGAAAAGAAATAGGCAAACAAATAGAAGAGTTTAGGGTGTATAACGCTAAACGAAAAGAGAGTACGAATAACAGAATATATTATAGAGGTACATAATGGTCGCAAATAATACTGAAATTAATATTACACAAGATGATTATGCTGAATTACTTAGAGTGGAGATAGCTACAAACACTAATCTTAAGCTACAAGTATCAGCTTTAAAAAGAACTGTAATAGAATTGCAGGAGATTAATAATGCCAGTACAAGCAAGGACAAGAAAGCAACTTAGGCAATCTATAGGTTATAACTTAGGTGCTTTGAAAGTAGGAACAGCTACAGGCGGTACTAATAACACATTGATAGATGTTAACACTTTTAGAGGTGGAGATGATGAATATATTGGTAAACTAGCCTTAGTTACAGATGCTAGTGATAGTTCTCAAACCACACAATATGTTAATGATTATACAGCTAGTAACAACACCATTCAGTTTCAGCAAAATGCTAGCTTCACAGTAGCTAGCGGTGATGAATATGAATTGTGGAGTGATCCTTATACGCCTACAAGAATACATGATTTTATGAATCAAGCAATTATAGATGTTACTGGACAGGCATATGACCCAATAGAGAATTTAAGTTTACATACCGACGGCTCTAGCATGAGATATGANATTCCTTCTAANATATCTATNATTAACAGGATGTTTTACAGAACTTCAGTATCTTTCACGGAGTTACATAGTTGTAATGCAGTATTTGATGAAACAATAGATTCAGACTTTACTGTTAGTGCTGACACTCAAGACAAAAAGAAGGGTACTGCATCTAACAAGTTTGTGATAGCTGCTGGTGCATCTGCTGGTGATATAGCCACAGATTCTATAGATAGCACAGATATAAGTAAGTATGATTATTTAGAATGTTGGGTGAAAAGTACAGTCGCAACATCTGCTGGTAACTTAAAGATATTATTAGATGATTCAGCTAGTTGTGCATCTCCTATAGAGACATTAAGTATACCTGCTTTAAGTGCAGATACATGGACATTTGTTAGGATTGCATTAGCTAACCCGGAAACTGATACAGCTATCATTTCAGTAGGATTAGAGTATGACTCTGATTTAGGTGCATGTACAGTATGGTTAGATGATATTAAG